TGGGCCGGAACATCTCCGCGAACTCCTCCCGAGCCACTGCCCGCAAGGCGTCCACTGGGACGCCGTACTCGGTCAGTCGGTCCTCGGGACGAGCCGAACGACGGTCCGGAACGGATTGACGAGGGGCCCCCTCAGCGAGCCCGTTCTGGAGCATCTGCGACAGGAGCAGGTCTTTCTTCTGGTTCTCATCGAAAAGACGCTTGCCCTCGACGTCGCTCGCCCGCTTGGCAGCGACCAGCGCCTCGACCGTCGGGTAGCCCATCAGGTCGGGGTTCATCGGCTGCTGCGGGGTCGGCTGTGGTTCGTTTGGCTCTGGCATCGTTGCCTTTCCATGGCACTCAGGGGTTCGCCCCGGTGCTCCCTGCTACGCCCTGCCGGTCGAGTTCGTCGAGACGGCGATTGTGTTCATCCACCGACACTTCATTCGCCCAGATGGCTATCATCCACTCAGCTTCGCGGATCATCGCCCTCAAGACGTCGTCGTCGGTGTCGAACGCTTGCCCTGCCATGACCTTCGCTCGTTCCGGGCGGGTCAGGCACAGGGCCTTGATGGCTTGCCGGCCTCGGTTCTCAAGTGCCGGCCTGATGACATCATTCCATCCGGGACTCATCAGCACAAGTTTTACCTTGTCCAGCTGTTCCCCGGTCAACGGCATGTCACGAAAGCCCCGGCATCGGGGCCGCATTCCCTGTCTGCATGAGACTCCCCAACGTCTGGGGCGACAACTGCTCCAGAGGGCTTGAAACCGCCCCTGCGACTCCCATCGGGGACTGACCTGTCTCCTGCGCCATCTGGTTCACCATCGGCACCTGAGACACCAGAAGCTCGTTGACGTTCTTGAAGTCGAACAGTTCGAACGCCTGCCTCGCAAAGTTCGCCCAGTTCACAAGTTGCATCATCGCAGGATTGGCCGACATCATCTGCAGCAAGGACACCAGATTCTGCTGCCTGACCGTCTTGCCCATCATCTGGCTCGCCCCTACCGCTCGAGCCCGGTAGTCCGGCACCAGGTCTTCGTAGTCGATGGTCGCCTGCTCCGGTTCGTAGGGCAGGCCCGTCGTCGGGTTCGTCGTGGCAAGGCTCCCCAGGATGCGGATCTCGTGCGGGAACTGGAGGTACTTCCGGTCCAGCTTCCTGAACGCGTTGGCCATGGGCTCGATGAACCCTTCCTCGGCCAGCCTCGTTTCCATGGCGAGCCGGGTCAAGGCGTTCTCCTGCCGCCCCAAGAACCCTCGCGCAGTCTCCCGACCCGGACCCGCCACACCACCAAGAAGGGCCTCGGTCTCCCCGGTCCCCAACTGCATGAACTGGAACAACTGGGCGACTTCCGTATACGCGGCCTGCAGTCCCCGCATGTCCGGGGACAAGGCCCTGATGGTGGTCTCGTCCGCTGCCCCATCCACCAGCAGGATGCGTCCAGCCCGCGAGAACAGGTGCTGGGTGTTGATGTTCACCCCGGAGTTCGCCACCCACATCGGGTCGATCAGCAGGTCCAAGGCATCCAGTTTCTGGTTCGCCAGACGATTCGCAGTCTGCTGGGGGCCGAAAGCCACCTCCGTCTTCGCCACCCCGTCGAAGCTGTAGGGGTCGGGCATCGGGGCGTAGGAGGCGAACGGCAACTCCGATCCGAACGGGCTCTCCCGGTTCTTCAGGACCACCCGCTGGTTGCCGATGGCGATGCAGCGGAACCGGACGCCGTCCTGAGCGAACTCCTTGGGCACCAAGCCGTGCATCTCCCATATCTCCACCGGCTTGGCGAACCGCTCCGAGGCTCTGGCCTGGTAGTCGTACTCGTTCCGGTAGGTCACCCGTCGCCTGGCGTACTCCTGCGCCAAGGTCGTCGACATCGGGGACTGCTTGAGCTGCTGGACCGCCGCGGCGTCGAAGTAGGGGTAGTCCGAGTTGGCGTCTTCGATCAGGTCGTCAAGGTCGGCGTAGTAGCGATGGATGACCCACGCCATGTCCTTGATCTTGGTCCGCGCCGGCTGGGGCCAGAAATCGAGCCTGTCCACAGGCTCCCAGTCGGGGCCATCGAACACCGTCGCCATCCGCTCCCGGATAACTGGGACTTGGAGTCCAGGAGCAACGTATTCCCGGTTCCGGGTGCGCTCCATCCGCTTGACCTGTTTCCAGCCATAGCGGGCGACCGCGGTCCCAGAGATGTCCCCCTGAAGGAAGAAGTCGGCAGCCTTGACCACCGAGTCGCAGTCCTTCATCTGCGCTGAGACCAGGACCTCGTTCTTCCGCGCCCTTGCCACGTCTTCCGGGGCGTAGCCCTCGAAACCGACGATGGGCCAAGTGCCGAAGGAGGTCTGGACCTTCCTCGCCACGTCGGACTGGATCATGGCGAAAGTGAAGGGGATGTTGACGTTATTCCGGAACTGGGCGAGCCGACCCTGCCAGACACCGCGGTAAGCGTCGTACCAACGCTGGAGCCTCGAATAGACCCCCTCGTAGTAGCGATGGGACGCCTGCCGCCTCGCATCCACCAACTCCATGATGCGGGCGTTGGACATCCGGGCAGCGATGTCCGGGTTGGTAGCAGCCGACTTCGGTGTCGGAAAGCTCGCCATTCCTTGGGTTCTCCAGACGGAGTGAGGCTAGGGGGTCGCTACGCCAGCGTCAACAGGTTTGAGCCAGCGGTCACGCCACTCAGGCCACGACTTCCTCAAGCCCAGCTCGGTGTCGTTCAACTGGTTCTCCCCCAGGTTGGACCAGATGATCTTGGGCATGTTGTCGGCGATGGGATCGTGGACCCGGATAGCCGGGACCTTCATAAGCCCAGCCAAGGCCACCACGCTCGAGCCCACACCGATGACCACTCGGGAGTCGGCAATCAGGTCCGCGAGTTTCAGGAAGTCCCCGTCATCCACGAACTCGTGCCAGCCGGGATAGGTCCGCCGTCCCATCTCCCGGTCGCGGTCGTTCCCGACGAACACCACGTCGTCGAACTCCTGCTCCAACTCAGTGCGGATCCCAGCCAGGAACTTCCAGAACTGGGGAGTCTGGCGGTTGTGGGGACACACCGACTGGCCATGGAGCACGAGACGGTTCTCCACCTTCCCGGTCCCCGCCTTGATGGTCGGGGTGGACGAGAACAGTTCCTGCGAGACGTTGATGGGAACCTTCGACGTAGCCAGCGTCTCCAGCGAGATCTGCCGCTGCGGGAACATGCGGAGTCCCAGATGGAAGATGGTATTGCCCTCGAACGCCGAGGTCGGAAGGTCGAAGTGGAACGGCTGCCCACCGCAGTTCCAATGTTCGATGCCGGGGATCAACTTGACCTTGGCGACATGAGGCTGCGCCTCGAACAGAGGCACCAACGGCTTGCAGGTCTTCTCATCCAGCCACAGTTCGAAGTCACCGACCTGCTTGCCATACCAGAACGCCACTGGCCATTCGAGCAGCGAGTCTCCGAGCTTACCCGGCATGGTGAACACTGTGCTCACGGTTCCCTCCGAACGTAGATGTTGTCGTACTCGTGCCTGCTCACGACGTCGTAGCCCGGGATCTGGATGACTTCTTCAGTCCATTCCTCGAGCACGATGACTTTCGGCTTCCAACGTTCAACAGTGAATCCTGCCATCACCTGCCGCTCCCAGTTCTCGACGTCCACTGTGAGGTAGTCCAGCTTCGGGAATCCGGCTTCATCCAGAACTCTGTCCAGACGCCTCACCCTGACTTGGAACAAGTCTGCTCCGTCAGCAGTACCCTCTGGCATCAAGGCTGAAGAAGATGCGTGATTGTTGCCCTTGACCGACTTGAACGTGGCCAGCTCAGCGTCTTCCGCTGAGCAAGCCACCTCTCTCCACAACCTACGGTTCTCTCGGCCCGCCCGAGCCAACAGCGGATTCGGCTCAACGCATAGCACCGTCCAACCCTTCTGCTCGAAAAACATGGTGTTGCTGAAGAACAACCCGTCATTGGCACCAACATCACAGGCATGACCAACGTAGTCACCGAACACCTTGTCAACCGCAGCATCAACTCCGTTATTTGAGTGGTACTGGAACTTCACTGGCAACCCTCTTGTCGTTCAGACTGGAGATGAACTTCTTCCGCACTTCGGCGTACCACACCAAGAACACCAGAGCATCCTCCTTAATCGCTTCGCGCTTTTTGGCCTCGTCAAACACGGGATGCTCGATGTGCAGTTGGGAAGACTGAGAGTGAACGAAGTCGGTCGCCTCGCCCAAGACCTGGATGATGGTGTCGAAGGTGTAGTGCTTACACAATGGCCAAGCGAAGTGACCTACTGCTGCAATCCACTCCCGGGACAGGGCCGGAAAGTTGCAGACGTCCCAGCCATTGTGATGGGCCGAGACCACTCCCAACCGTCCGGGGAACTTCTCGAACTGCTTCTCCAGCCACACGTCCCAACCCCGGGGACTGATGCTGACGTCATCGCCAGCCAAGATGTAGGTGCTGTAGCTCGGGAACGCCTGAACCAGAGCATTCACCGACGCCACGAGGCCCACTCTGGGACCGATGATGTACTGCGTCCCCTTGATTGCTTCCTCGTAGAGGCCCCACTCGTCTTCGTCGATGTAGGCCAGCACTTCAGCCGACTGGGCCGTGCGCTGCACATTGCCGATGAGACGCTTCAATCCTTCAGGCTTGCCCCGGCTCGGACAGAGGACGCCGATCACCGGAGAATCCAGACGTCGTTCATGGCGTTCCTCGCCGTCTTCTTGTAGTTACGGGCTTCAAGGTAAAGGTCGATGGGACCCACTCTGTCCCAGCATTCGGTGACGATGACCTTGGGCCGCCACCGCTCGAGGCTACAGCCCTTCAAGACATCCAGTTCCGTGCCCTCGGTGTCGATGCAGAGCGCGTCCAGTTGCGGGAACTGCCACTTCTGCATCAGCGAGTCCACCGTCTCCACCCGGACCTCGAACTCCTGCCACTTGTTGTTGGCAGCGTTGTCCCTGATGAGGTCTGCCCGGTCCGTGGGAGCCAGAGACGACAATGCCTCCAGGTTCTCCTGATTCGCGTGGAACGTCGCCGTACCCTGATGATCCGAACAGGCACACATTTCGACGAACGCCCGAGAACTCTTGAGGAACTG